CTTGATAAACCAAAAAGAGATGAGAACTATCATAGAAAAGAGTTTACGGCTGATGAAAATAAAAAAATGAATGAGATATTTAGAGAGTTAGTTGAATGGCCAAACAGTATTTATCGTAAGTTGTCTATAAGACAAGAGGTAACAAATCTGCAAGGACAAGGAGTTACAGTTGGTGATTTTATAAATGTAAGAATGGATGTTAAGAATTCTATTGAAGGTAAAGGAGTTCAAGTTGCTCTTAGTTACCCAGACGAATTGGTTGATGAACCAAAACCACAAGGCCCACCTGATGGATATTTTGATCCTGCTAATCCTGGTCCAACTGAAGCACAACCCACAAGTCCACCCTCAGAGTATCAAGAAAACTCAGAGGTTGAGGCTAGTGTAATAGAAGCCAAACCAGGAATAAGAGAAGCTGACATAAGGTCAGCATATGGGACTGCAGTTCCGACACCATTAGATTTAGCAGTAGGAAATACTACAACTATATGGGGTGGTGCAGGTGCTTGGAAAGTAACTCAGGTAAACTTTGATACTAATCCTCAAGATGAAAGTGTAATACCTAGATATACCTGGTCACCAAATGTAGGAAACAGTGCAGAGGGAACTGAGAGTGTAGGTGGTGATTGGATATGGGAAAGTGGTCAATGGATTGTAAATCCAGTTGTAGCTGATGAGATGAGACCACCTCCAAATTCAGTTAATATACTTGAAGCTGTGAACTATCACCCATCAGCTTTACCAAATCAAAATAAAGCTTACTATAAAAGAACAAGAAATCGTGGAGAAAACAACGGATGGCAAACAGCTGTAAATGTTGGAAATAACGCGACTTCATTATTATTTAAAGATGATTTAATTTGGGAACAAAAACATGGATATTCAGCTGATTTAGATAAATTTAAATATCGTACATGGGATGATTACTTTTCCGGAGTAAGAGATTTAAAATTAGATGAAGGAACTGATAATGAGAGAACATTGTATGATGATATTTTTAGATTTGGATTTTTACAAAGTGTAGATAGAGTAAGCGCAGGTAGAAATAATGGAGCCAAATCTGGTTGGTATGTAATATTTTACAATAATGGTGACAGAGACGATGATGGAAATCTAACAGAAGATTCCAACAGATACTTTTTTTATCAAAGAGGTGATAAAAACGAAGTAAAAGAAAGACAAAATCAGTTACTACACTTTACAAAAAATATAAATGGTGGTATGAATCAAGCTATATTAAACAACAACGGTGAATTAGAAACTCATTATAAAATCAGTAGTAGTGGTAGATTGAGATATCATTTTCATACAGGCGATGTATTTTACAACATAGTAGATGGTGATGATGGTGGAGACTTTGAAGATGGTGCTGGTTTTAGTGGACCGACATCAATAAGTGATGGTTTTGATGGTTCGCAAGGAGCAACTGCTATAATAGGTGACAATCAAGGTTACGGAAGAGTAAGATACATAATAGGTGATAGAGTTATTAAAGCTAAAAATGATTCAAACGATGGTGTGGATGATGATACAGCCATAAATGATAACTTCTTCAGATGTGGTGAAGTAGATGGAGATGGAGAAGAATTAACTTATGGTGTAAGGAATCGAGCAGCTGCTAATTTTGGAATATTTGGTGATGATGGTGAATTGTTAGAAACTACTGGAGAAGCAGCAGAAATAGAACCGACATATGATAATGGTGAAGCTTTACTACCATTTCCAACTAACCCTTTACAAATAGGAGCTCTAAGTACGTTGGAAGCTTGGAAGTGGACAGGCTATGAATGGATAGATAATTCACTTACACCACCAAGATATAATTATGTTACTCCGGAGTTTACAACAGCTGTGGCTGTACCAGAAAATCCAAATACTTGGGAAACATTAGAGGTTAGTATAGAAGTCCCTTTTAATTGGAAGCTAGACCAAAAATGGTATTTAGTGTTGAATGGTGATGGACAATCTACAGGTAACTTAACGCAAGGTGTAGTTTGGATAGATAATGTATTTATGGATTTTACATTTACAGCACAATCAATAACAGAACCAGTAAAGAAACCATACTCGGCTCAAATAACTTCTGTTAGTGATGATGGTTTAACTATAGAGGTAAATAAAACTTTTAAACAAAGAGCTTTAGCTGCTGGAGTAGATGACCAAGATTTAACTAATGATGGTATATATGATGTAGATAATCCTGGAACATTCTCAACTTTTACAGTTTCATATTTAAACGCTAACCCAAAGGATTTAAGAACTTATTTAAAGTTTGAAAATGATTTATTTCTTACTACAAATTTCAAACAAGATTTAGTAAATGTTTCAGAATATCCAAATGCGGTAGTTTTTAAATTGTACGAACCTTTACCAGCAAACTACGAAAGGTTTGATGAATGTGTTGTAGTAAAAGAAATGACAGACCCTTTAGAGGAAAGAATCAATATAATAGATTTTATTCCAGAGGAAGAACCAAACTTAGTACTAAAAACACCAGATTTAAAAAATGTTGAAAGTCCCATCCAATCAAGATCTAATACATTAAAAAGTGAATCAGAAATATTAACAACAGATAATTCGGTAGCTACTGCATTAAAGAATGAATTTATAAGTCAGAGTTTAGATAGTGTAGAAATAAACACAGATTATTCTCGTTATGAAAACTTCGTAAACTTTAGTTCTATAGAAAAACGACTCACAAACTTCAAAAGAAAGTTAGAAAATATAGAAAGTTATAAAGTAAGTAGTGCTTCATATGTCGGTGTTAGTGGTTCTGCGAATGATTTAAAATTTTACGATACAGAAATAGAAAAGGTAAAAAATAATCTAGATCCTTTTGAAAAGTATATGTACTTTGAGAGTTCATCATACGTTAGTAGCTCTATAGGTATATTTTACGATAACTCTTGGCCAAAAACAGGTGGTGATGGTACAGCTTTGAATCCTTATGTTTTAGCAAGTACAACTTCGGGAACTGCTCGTGTTTGGTTTGATAATGCTATAACATCAGCTTCTCTGTATGATAATGAGAACAATAATAGATTAAGTAACATACTTCCTGAGTTTATAAAGTTTGATGAAAGTAATAAGGAATATTTAACTTTCACAGATATGATTGGACAACACTTTGACCATATTTGGGAATACATAAATGCTCTATCAGACACATACGATAGGAGAGATAAACTAGATGAAGGTTTATCAAAAGAGTTACTTTACAGTGTTGCTCAATCTTTAGGTTGGAATCTAAATGATGGTAAAGATTTAATAGACCTACCAAGATTTGCATTAGGAAAAGAAGTAAGTGGTTCATCTTATTCAGATTATTCTTCTATTTCAGAACGTGATATATCTCGTGAAATTTGGGGTCGTATAGTAAATAATATGCCTTTCTTCTTAAAAAACAAAGGAACAGTAAGATCTATTAAAGGGTTGATAAATATCTATGGTATTCCATCTACAATATTAAGAGTAAAAGAGTATGGAGGACCGAATGTTCCTGACAACGATACTCCTCAGTTTGAGATAAAAAGAAAATTTACAAAAGCCTTAGATTTTAGAGGTGGACAATCTGTAAAAACAACTTGGGCTAATGATGGTTCTACAAGTAGAAAGCCGGATACGATAGAGTTTAGATTTAGAGCTGCTACTGGTTCAAATCAGATACTGATAGAAAAACAAGACCCAAACAATCAAAACTTTTTTATAAGATTGAAAGACAATAGTTCTGTGGATAACTATGGTTTTGTTTCATTTATGTTGTCTGGTTCAGCAGTTGGTATTGACCAAGGACAATATAAAGAAATAACTTCTTCTGCTTTACCTGTATACGATGGTGATTTTTACTCCGTTATGGTTAGAAGATTAGTGGGTAGTGATTCTACACCTGTATCACAATCTTACGAACTTAATGTAGGAAAGTACGATTCGAGTAGAAGTAAAATACATTTATATAGTACATCAACTATGGATGTTACCCAAGCTGCTTCATCATCTTTTAACAATGCTTGGACAGGTAGTGGTGACATCTACATTGGTGGTAGTGGTAGTGTAGCTGATGTTGGTGTTCAACTTAGTGGTTCTATTATGGAGTATCGTCATTGGACAGAAGTACTGAATACAGGTTCGTTCAAAAACCATATAGCAAATCCAAAAGCTTACGATGGTAATACTGTTTCCTCATCTTATAATAACTTAGTACTAAGATACTCTTTTAATGACAATAAAAATTTAAATACAGACACTTTAGGTATTAGAGACGTTAGTGCTAATCAGGCTAACGCATACTCTGGCTCACATAGTGGATTTACAGGAAACTTTTTTAGAAGTGTGGTTGATGAACAAAAGACTCATATACCAAGCATAGGTGCTTTACGAAGAACCACTAATAAAGTTAGAATAGAAAACAATCCTATAAAAACAGGTAAACAGTTAAGTGTAGACAAAAGGGTTACTAATAGTGCATATGATACCGCTCCAAACGACTCTAATAAAGTAGGAGTATTTTTTGCTCCAACAGATGTGATAAATGATGATATATTAAACTCAGTTGGTGATTTGAACTTTGAAAACTTTTTAGGAGACCCAAGAGATAAAGAAGAGTTGAGTTATCGTGGATTAAATATAGTAGCTGATAACTATTGGAAAAAATACACAGCACCAAATAACTTTTGGGATTATATGAGATTGATAAAATATTATGACCAATCTTTATATCCACAGATTAGAAAGTTGATACCTGCTAGAGCTAAGCCAGATATTGGATTACTTATTGAACCTAATATTTTTGAAAGACCAAAAGTTGTTTTAGGAAAAAAACCAACTGCTGAAAATAAATTTTATAGTTCATCTATAAATGTAGCTAAGAGCGTAGATTCTCTGATTCAAGTAACATCATCTTTTAATCAAGGTGCATCAATAACTAACTACGATGCTTATACTGGTGAGATAGATATATATAGTTATGAAACAGGTTCATCTGTTGTTTCTTCAAGTGGTGAAAATCTATTAAAAGAGGCTAGTGGTTCTGAAGCTAGGGATACATTTATAAATAGAAGTATTTGGCAGAGATTAGGTGAGGGTGATTACTCTAATGTTACAATGTCTTTTGGTGATACACTAGAAGGTGTAAAAGGTGGAGAGCAAGTTACTATTAGTGGTTCTAGAGTTTATGGTGTAAATCAAATAACCAATAACTTTTACACATCGTCTGGAGATGCTTTAGATTATAATGCAAACTCTTCCTCTTTCGTAAATATAGATTTAGACAACTTTAGTGGTTTAACTCAAGGTTTAAGAAACTCTTTTTATGAGGGAGTAAAAAATAATAATAAAACAACTTATGATGGTAAGGCTGTGATAGAAGTTATCATATCAGCACCAACAAAGTTAGTTACAACTGAAGAAGGTGATTCTACACTAACAACAGGTGATGGTATAGTACCAGATTTTAAAGAAGATGATAAAGACGAAAAACAATTGATGGAGACATTTGAACAAAGTAGATTAAAACTTAAAAAGAAAAAAAGAGGACTTAAAGGAAAGAAGAAAAAGATTCAAACAGACCAAGATAGAAAAAAATTAGAAAAACTAAAAGCGATTATAAAAAAACAAAAGAGTGGACAGATAGTCGTAGAAAATGATGGTTTTGGTAAACCAGTTGTAGATTTAGTATTTCAAGATCCTTTTGTAAAAGATGTTGATGAATCTAATGATGATGTGGATGATGGTGTTCTAAATAATGAAAAATAATAATAAAAATTTGATATTGTGATATTTATATATGAATCACATTTATATCAAAGTAAAAATATAATAGGAGTAAATTATGGGATTTCTTAATAATACTACCGTAACTGTAGACGCTATTTTAACAAAAAAAGGTCGTGAGTTACTAGCGCAGGGTACAGAAGCATTTAACATTACAAAATTTGCATTAGCTGATGACGAAATAGATTACAATTTATTTGATGTTACACATCCAAATGGAAGTGATTCTTATGGAAAAGTTATTGAAAATATGCCTTTACTAGAAGCTATACCTGATGAAAACCATACAATGAGGTATAAGTTGATAACTCTTCCGAAAAGTACTATCAAAATGCCTGTGATAACGGCTTCAGTAAGTTCTATTATATTTAATGCTGCTGCTGGAGTACAACAACCTGCTCAGGTAGTATCAGCTGTTACTGCTAATGTAGCTGATAGTTCATACACTTTTATATTACACGACCAATCAGTAGCCACTATGGATGTGAATGAAGGAGCTGGTGGTGGTGTTGGTGCTACTACACCTTTCTTCTTAGGTGAAGATGATGCTCCAAATAGTAAGACTTTAGTAGCTAACTCTGTAAATATTGGAGTAGGAACTCCTGTACAGACAGAAAAAGCAACTCAATTAACTGTAATAGGAAACGACACAGGTGCTACAACTTCAATAACAATAACAAACAAAGTAACAGTAGCATCTGTTATGGGATTATAAGTAGGAGTAAAAAATGGCAATTTATAAAGACTTTAATATACAACCTGAAAATAGTTTGGTTTCAAGTGATGTTGTGACTAACGTCAGAGATACAGTATCTTCAGGAATGTGGGCTGATGGTGCTGGTACAATCACTGCGTTTTTTACATCGTCTACACAATCTGGCTCATCAGGTAATTACTACTTAGATGTTTATGCAGCTAATCCACAATCAGACTCAACAGCTAGACCACAATTTTCAGTAGCTTATGGTAATTTTAGAGGAAGTGGTTCTGCTGGTAAGTTAGGAGTTGATGGTAATAGAGCGTCAGCTGCTATATACAGACAGTTAACAAACACATTATTAGGACCAACTGAAGAAAAATTTACATTTGCTGGTAGTGGTGCTAATATAACTCCTGATTATGTATACGCCATATCAATAGCTAGACAACAACTTCGTGAAAAGATGGATCCAGGTAATTGGGAAATACATATAAGTGGTAGTGGAAATAATAAATATAAATTCATAGACGATAGTGCAGCTACTACAGACCCAACTGTAAATCAAGGTGGTAGAGTATTTAATATTGTTAGTGGTTCTATATCAGCAGGAACTGCAAGCACTCACACAACAGCAGCTAATCAGGGTGGTGGTGCATATGGATTATTTTATCCTGATTTAGGTATACTTGTATTTAACGGACCTGCTCTGAACGCATCAGCTTCTTTGAGTACTGATTTAACCATTAATGCTGAAAAGGGTAATGTAGGAAGATTTTATGAAGATATAAAAGTAGCTAGTTACTTTCAATCCCGTAGAGAAGAAGTGATTACTTCACAACATTACTTCTGTAGAGTTCCAAATAAGGAGTTTAACTTTAGTTCTAATCCTACATTTACTTCTGGTTCAAATGGAGATTTTACTGTAGGTACTTTCTTTAAGAATCCTAAAACATTTATTACACAGGTAGGATTATATAATGATAATAATGAACTTTTGGCTGTCGCTAAATTGAGTAAACCTTTACAGAAAAATTATTCAAAAGAGGCTATTATCAAAGTTAAACTAGATTTTTAAGCTTGGGAGATATAGGTCATGTTTAAGAGACTCGACCCAAGAGATATTAATATAACACCCTTTAAGGTATACAAAGAGTTTACAGTAACGAACTCTGATAGTGGGAGTGGTGTTTACGGTTTTAGAGCAATCAGTTCAAGTATTTACAATTTCGATACTACTACATCAACTAAAACTACTTTTGATTCTGCTAGTTTTTATCATATACCAAGTTGGTTTATGATTAATCATATGTATTACAGAGATACACAGAATAACTACAATAACTTTGGACAAAATAATGGTAGACAATATAGATTATTACATGCTTCAGCTTCTATTATTTCTGTATCGAAGGATTTATATGGTGAAAGAATAAAACCAGGCTCAATAACTTTAAGTGATGATAGCGGTGCTTCTACACTAACAATCAAAGATGATAAAAATGGAAACCTATATGATAATGCTTTTTCATCAAGCTTTGCTCAGTTTGCTTCAGGCGGATTTGCTGATTCTGATATAGTAAAATCTACAGGAAGTTTTGTTGGTAATGTATTTTACGAACAAGGAGTTTTAGTATTCACTAACACAGGTTCAAGATTTGTAAATATAGGTACTGGAACAGGAACAGATGGGTATAGTCTAAAATATAAAGCTCAGGTAACTATTAGAGAACACTCTTACACTTGTGTTATTGGAGAGAATGAATACAATGGAACTTTGAACATATCCGCTACAAAGGAAAGAAGTGGTAGTATATCAGTATCAGGTTCTGAAAGTTTCAAACTATTTCCACCAGGTCACGCTACAGCAAAATCAGGTTCTTACAAACATTTTTATCAAGCAACAAATACTTATAACAACTTCGTAACACATTCTGAGTTTAGACCTTATATTACTAAAGTTGGTTTGTATAATGATTTTAACGAACTTATAGCTATAGGGCAACTATCACATCCTGTAAAAAATGACGCAGAATTATCTTTAGCTATAAATGTAAGGTTTGACGCATAATGGGTAAGTTTAAGAAACTAATGGAAGTGTCATCTAATATAGGTGGGTATTCAGCTGCTGATGAAGGAGAGCCAGATACAGGTTTTATCAGAGGTGATAAAAAAAGAATATTAGGTGGATTAGCTGGTAAACCTGAACCGTGGTTTGAAAGAGGTGGATATGAACAGGTTGACTTTCCTAAAGCTGATTACATTTATGGTAAAGGTGAGGATGAAGATTATGCTGTAATAAAAACTGCTTATATA